GTGCTGCCGCGCCGCATAGGCTGCAGCCGCGCCGCCGTAACCGACGGTCGCCGTGAGATGCCGAGGCGTCGCTTCCTCGACGTCGCCGGAATCAGCGAGGATGCCCTTGCGATAGGGCGCCGTGACGTTGGCGACTCTCAGCAACTCTTTAGCGCCGTCGTTCAGCGCCTCGGCGGCTGCCTTGTGGACCTTGTCCATGACCTCACGCCTGTGGTCGCCTACCATGCGGATGCCACCGGAACCCGTCATCGCTCGTACCTGCCCAACGTGGCGCGCAAGCCCTCATTGCGCAGCAGACCGTCAAGCGCCTCGACGCTGAGGACGCGGTACTTGCGTCCGCCCACCGTCACGCGGTCGCCTGTGGCGATGGACACATCACCACGGAGATAGAGGGTCGCCTCGGCGGCCTGCACCTCGTCAGCCGTCAGACGCACGAGACGATGTGTCCGCTCGACACGCGCCGGACAGGTGACGGCAGGCTCATAGACAGGACCGACGGAACTCTCGCCGCCATACGGCTCGATGCTCACGGTCTCTCTCAGCAGGGCGGTCGGGATCACAGCAGCAGCGCCTCCTTGAGGATGCGCAGGGCTTGCGGAGCGACGACCGGCGGACGCTTGCCCGAGACGCCCGAGACGCCACCGATGGAGACGTCCGTGCCGGCCAGCCCGTCGATGTCATGTTCCTCGCCGGTCTCAGTCCAGAAGCGAACCTGCGCACAGGCTGCCTCACGCAGCGCCGTCGCGTCCTCAACGTCGAGAGGCAACCCGTCTTCTTCGAGAGGGAAGGGTCGCGTGACGATGTTGTCCAGCAGCTCCGAGGCGCGCGTGAGCAGACGGTCGGTGCCATCGTTGGACGGCAGGCCAGACCAGGACTCGTAATCGCCTGCATCGGCGTATGCCGGCCTGCTCATGGCGTTTCCTCGGGCTCCGGATCAGTCGTCACAGTGGCCATGTCCTGCACGTCGGCTGTGACGTCGATCTCAGTCACGGATGGGACAGACGTGCAGAACGCAGGTGCGCTCGTCTTCTTCGCCGTCGTCTTCTTCGGCTTCATCTTCGGCGGCTCTGGCGGCACATACTCGTCCATGTAGCTGGAATGCGCCCGCCAGATCAGCTTGTCGGTGTGGGGCAGATAGTACCAGGGCATCATGTCACCTCTTCTTGCGGTCGTTGCCGGCGGTCACGGACGCGCACGCGTTGCGGCCTCTCTACCATCGGCTGACGTTCGTGGCGGACGCGTGCAGGCCTCTGCACCGTGGACGGATGCTCGTGGCGGGTCCGTAGCGCACGCAGCAGGTCCGGCGACTCGACAGGTACGGCAGCGCCGTCCCAACAGATGTCCAGCGCAGACACATCGGCGCCGGCGAAGTTATGTGCCCTACGTCCGCCGCCTCTGCCTGAGACGAGAGACGGTCCGCTGTCATGCTCGACGACGGACGGCCAGGTGTACCACGTCTGCACCTTGCGCACGAGATGGAAGTACCGCGAGATGCGGCGGTCGTAGTTTGGCACGTCGGCGATGCTGTCGTAGTAGTCGATCATCTCGGGGATGAAGCGCGTCGGCACGACGATCAGCGGTCCCCAGTGCAGGATGTCCATGACGAGCCATGAGACGTGCTCACCGCGATGACGTGCCAGAGCGCGGTCGATCTCGCGTTTGTACGCCGGGATGCGGCCTGCGTAGCCGCAGACGGCGACATCGTCCGGCACATAGCGCAGTGCCTCCTCAAGCCCGGCGCACAGGTCGCGGCAGGGGATGACATCGTCCTGGATGACGGCGTGCCAGGCGGACGCGCTGTCATAGGCGAGCATGGCGCGGCGTCCTGTCTCGTGGCGGTCATCGCACGTGTCCCACACGACGGGACACTTGCGGTCCAGCGACGCAAGGATGCGCTTCACGGACGCCTCGCGCTTGTGGTGGGCCATCATGGCGATGGAGAGTCTCGTGCTCATGCTGCCCTCTCACGCTCGAAGACCCAGAAGCCGATAGCGTGCTCCGGTCCCTTGTGGATGCAGCGCCAGCCGCGTGGCACATCGGGCACGAACTCGCGGTGCAGGACATGCTCGTTTCCAGCCTCGGCGTGATTGGAGGAATGGATGCAGACGAGCGGAGCCGAGGCGAAGAGCAGCTCCATGTGTCGGCGATAGAGGCGTTCGTCGACAAGGTGGAAGATGACGTCCAGCGAAAGAGCGAGGCCGGCCGGAGGCAACTGTGGCGCCGTCATACCATCGAAGTGCAGCCATGTACGACGCGGCAGACACACACGTTTCCTGCAGATCGCGAGGGCTGTCCTGGATACGTCCAGTCCGACATAGCGCCGGACGTCAAGCAGCCTTGCCACCTCTCCGTCACCGCAGCCCCAGTCGATGATGCGATTGATGTGGTAGCGATGCGTCAGCGCATTGACGAACGCGGCCTTATGCTGTACCGCCTCTCCACGCGACCCTTCACCAGAGCCTCGCTTGCCGGCACGGTAGCGGTTCTCCCAATAGTCGTTCACGCCAAAGCTCATAGCGGCTTTCTCCACAGTCGGCGTTGATTCGCCCAATGATGGACGGCATACGCCTCGGGGAACTCGTCCTCTGAGCGATGCAGCTCGTCGCAGCGGTAGGGGTAGAAGAGCGCCTCATCGAAGACGGTCACGCCCTCCGGGTGGAGACGGTACTGGGCGGTGAGGAAGTGCGGCCCGGAGACGAGCGAAGGTCGCTTGCTCTTGCCCGAGCGCACCGATCCAGGCAGCGCCTCGATCAGAGAGGCGATGAACGGATGCCCGGCGTCGGCGCCCATGATGGCATTGTTCACGACCTTGTCCTGCCGCTCCCATGCGGCGAAACAGGACACGCCCTCAAGCAGAGCATCCAGAGGCTTGCGAGGCTCGAAGTCCATGTCCACCCAGACGCCGCCGAAGCGATACAGCAGCTCGTAGCGCAGCACGTCGGCGCGTAGCTGGCCCTCGAACCCCGGACAGAGATGCGCAGCGTCGTCATAGAGCGCTTGATTGCGCAGCGGAGGCAGGTCCGCCTCTGACCAGAGACGGTAGTACCAACCTGGGTGAAGCCGCCGCCAGCCTGCCGCGAACTCGCGGTAGACGGCCGGCATAGGCGGCCCCACCCAGAACTGGTGGATGATGCGCGGGACCATGCCCGCCTGCTTACGAGCTCGTGCGGTTAGCGGTCGCGACGACGAGGCCGGTCGGACGCAGGACCTTGGCGCCGTAGAGCAGCAGACCACGGACCACATCAGCGAAGTGCGTCGCACTACGCAGCGCTTCGATGCTGTTGATCTGGGAGACGAGACCGATGCTCGACGGCACTCCAGCCCAGACGACGTAATCGTCGCCGCCGCTCGTCACGACCGGATTGCTGTTGCTCTCGTACACGTCGAAGCCGGCGGCGCGACCGATGTGGCCGTTCAACAGAGCGTCCGCACTCGGCTGACCGAGAGCGGCGTTGCGCACGAACTTCTCGTTGTTCAAGAGCAGACCGGCGAACCACGGAGGCACGACGCACCAACGGTCCATGTCCGGAATGTCCTTCTCGGCACAGGCTGTGCGCATGTCGAGCAGCAGATCGTAGGCTTGGTCGCCGGTGCCCACGTTGACGTTGCCGAGGTCGTTGCCTGAATCGACGTCCGTGTACAGATCGGCGATGTGCTCGTCCACGACCTTGGCGAAGCCGTAGCCGCCGTTGCGCGTGGCATCGGCGACAAGGTCGCCGGCCACCTGACGCTTGTCGACGTCATCGACCTCGAAGGCGAAGTAATGCGACTGGTCGATGGTCAGCGGGAGCTGCGTGGTGGCCAGCGTCTCCGGCGTGACGGTCGTCGCACCCGGGCTGTAGGGCTGGATGCTGACGTTGCCGAGCGTGTTCACGTGGACCGTGTCGCCGGCCTGCGTGACGTCGCCTTCGTAGTCACGCGTGCAGAGGCCCGCATAGACGAGCTTGCGCTCGAAGTTGAGCATGAGCTTGGCGGACCATACTTCAGGAATGAAACTGTCAACGCTCATCGGTGTCTCCTGTCTCTCTGTGACATGACCCGCTTAGCGCCCGTCGGCGGCCCCTGGTGAGGGCATGCCACGCCTCAGAGATGAGGCACCGTGTTTAGCGTCCCGTCGGACGTACGCCCAGTATACCCGTCGTCAGTGACGAGGCAAGCATCTATGGCTTGATGCGGCCCTCGCTCATCGCGGCGTCGATCTCCGCCTCGTGCTTCGCGTACTCTTCTGGATGCTTCGCCAGCTCGGCGATTTGACCCCGCGTCCAGATGCGCTTCTCACTCTGATCCATCTCAGCGCCTGAGCGGGCCGGCGGCGTCTGCGTGAAGAGCTCGGGGATATCGCCCTTCAAAGCCGCCACTGCGTCGGCGACTGCCTTCGTGTCGGGCTGACCGTCATCCACCTTGACTTCGTCGAGATTGAGCAGGCGCATGATCTTGTCGACGCGCTCAGGCTTTGCGCCGGCAGCGACGGCACGCATTCTCGCCTCAGCAGCGACGAGTGTGCGCTCGGCATGTGTGATGGCTTCAGCGGCCCGCTTCTCGGCCTCTTCCTTCTCGGCCTTCAGACGTTCAGTCTCATCCATGCTGGCACGGCGCATGGCCTCGTCAGCCTCGGCCTTCGCCTTCTGTGCGGCGACACGCTCGGCACGGCGTACACGCTCGGCGACGAGCTCATCGATAGCCGCCTGCTGCTCCGGAGTGAACTGCACGCGCGGTGCAGTCTCACCGGTCTCTCCAGTGTCACTGGCCGACTGCTCCGTCTGCTGGTCCTCGACTTCCGCCACTTTCTCTTCCTTGTTCACTTGCGGCCTCGCTTTCCTTTCAGTCTCTTCCTCGCCGGCAACTTGCTCACCTTCACGCCCTTCAGGAAGTCCTCCATCGTCGCCCGTTCGATCTCGCCACGCTGGTACATGGCGGCGATCTTGCCGGCCTGCGCCTTGCTCACTGCGGGCATCGTCTCACGCTCCTCATATCGCCTTGCTGATCTGTTCACGCTCCCGCTCTCGCGGCAGGTCATGCTTCGTCACATGCTCCTCAAGGCGCCGCCGCCACTCGCCGATCTTATTCTGCGCGAGTTGCGCCTGCGTCGGGTCGAGGGCCAGAGCCTCACGTCGTTTCCACTGGCGGAGGCCACGCTCCAGATAGCGCTGCTGCTGCTCCGCCGCATAGCGTTCCGGATCGCCCTGCTGGTAATAGTCGGCGCGCGTCAGTCCTTCGACGTAGGGCGCGACCGTGTGCCGACATCCGGGATGGAAGAGACCGTCGGCCTCCGCGTCGGACAACGTCGGATAGCCTGTCGTCATGCCGTCGAGTGAGACGACCTGTCCTTCCCACGGAGCGCAGAGGTCACAGCAGGCAGGTGAGCCCGAGATCATCACGAGGTCACGACCCGTCGCCCGCACGCCGTCGATGACACCTTGCCGTTCGGCGTTATGGATCGACGTCCTGGCGGCCATCTCCGTGTAGCTCGCCAGGTTCCACTCACGGCCAGCCGAGTCCACGAATCCTGTGATGCCCTCGCCGGCGAAGCGGTCCAGGGCTCGCTGTGCAGCCTGGAGACGCGTAGCATTGTCTGCTAGCGCGTAGCTGGTCGCCTCCGCCATGACCTTGCGGTAGATATCGTCCACACTGCGAAGGACGTGCATGTCGGTCTCACCGAGACGACTGGAGAGGGCGTTGGCTAGAGCCGCCATGGCGGCCTTGGAGTCCATCTTCTCAAGCGTCGTCGCGATGCCACCTTTGGCCAGTGCTTTGGCGGCGTCGGCGACAGCCTGCTTGTGAGCCTTGGTGAGAGCCTCGACGACGAGCTTGGTACGCGTGTCGCTCACCTTGGCCAGCAGACGCCGTGTCTGCTGCGTGATGGACACCGAACTGACGATGTGCCGCGCTTCCTCGTCGCTCAGCTTGAGCCACTTCTGCAGACTGCGGCGCATGATCGAGAGCAGGGCCAGTTCCAGAGCCTCAGCAAGGCCGATGAGCTTCTCGGTCTCGGGCGTCAGCTTCGGAGTGGGCGTGCGAACGGGCTTGCCTGTCTTCGTCTTCGCCATCAGAACTCAGGTCCGGCCAGTGGCGCACGCGCTGATTCAGCCTGGATGCGGGCCACCTCTTCGGCTACGCCTTCATCGTCCAGGTCGGGCTGTGCCATCCGCACTGCCGTCTCGGTCGAGACCGCCTCAGCGCTCCGCAGCAGGGCGAGCGTCTGCGCCGTCTCCTGTGCGGTCGCCTGCGGCTCAGGCCAGACGAGCACGGGCGTCTCGACGATGGTGCGACGCTTGAAGATGACGCGGTCCACGGCGAGAAGAGCCTCAAGAGCTGATTTCAGCGGCGGCGCCCAGTAACGGCGCTTGCGGTCCAAGGTCTGGTAGGTCTTGGCCTCACGAATGCGCAGTGCTGTCCCTGACTCGGCGCGTCCTTCGATACGCAGGCCGAACGTCTGCGGAGAGTACCCGGCGCGACTGATGATGGACTCGATCAGACGCTCGGCAGTCTGCTCATGCTCGGTGGCGCGTATCTGCGGCTGGTGCACGACGATGCCCATCTGACCGGGATCCATGCCGTGCA